GTTTGATTTAGGTTTCAGGTTGTGGCGTGGACAGGGGCTTGTGGGTCTGAGTGATTCCGCAGAGATAGCGAACGCTCTCGGGGGCCTGCATGGCTTGGGCAGCCTGGGCGGCTTGCGCCTGGGCGGAGCGGAGGGCGGCGAGTTGCTCGTCGGTGCGCAGGAACGCGGCCGGGAGGCCCTTGGCGCGGCAGAGGTGGGGGGCGATGGCGTCCGGGTTGAGCGCGTCGAGCCAAGCGGGATCGATCTGGGCGAGCGGGGTGAGCACGCTGAGAATGTCGGCCAGGCCGGAAAGGTGGGTTTGCTCCAGGGCGAGCGCCATGGCGGAAACGTACTCCACCTCCGGGTCGGAAATGAAGGCGCCGATGGCGTCGCGGCCCAGCACGGCGGCCGGGGGTGGCGGGAATTCCCCTTGGGCCATGAGCAGGGCGAACGCGCGGCGCAACACCGGGGTGTGGAATTCCCGGACCATGTTGGAATAGATCGGGTGAAACAGTTCGCGGCTTTCGGAAACGATGGCGGAAACCTGGGTGGCGGTGGCGGTGGGCGGGAGTTGGGAAATGGCGCGGAAGAGTTCCACGAAGAAAGCGTCCTCGATCGATTTCTTTTTGTCGGCCGCGCGGTCCTTGCCGATGTCGTATCGGCCGGCGGTGAGCCATTCCTTGGGAAGCATGTTCTCGCCCGCGTTGGGATCGAAGCTGGTGAGGCCCATGGCCTGGAAGGCAATCTCATCCTTGAATCCGGCCGGGTAGAGGATGCGGGGGAAGGCGGCGGTTTCCGCGAGCACGTCGAGCATTTGCTCTTGGAAATTCGCCTGCATGGCCTCCGGCAGCGCATAATCCGCCGGGGCCCAGCCGTAGGGCGAGAGGGCATTGGTCTGCCAGCGAGAGACAGCAACGGGCACGGAATCGAAGCCGCTCTCCAGCAGCAGGGAAGTGGTGGCCGGGTGGACGTGAACGGAAGCGATCGGTTTATTGGCGGCGTCGGTCTTGCGCGGATCCCGGTCGGCGCGCGGGAACGTGGCGTGGATCACGGTCTCGCTGTTGACGTGGCGGGTGTGGGTGTCGGCGAGTTTCTTCTGCACGTCGGCCGGCAGGGAGGCGGTGCCGAATTGCTCGGCGAGCTGGGCCGGGGTGCGGATAAAGCGGCGGTAAATTGTATCAACCTCGTCGAGCGAGTTTTCCGCCACAGCGAACGTGCCGACCGGGAGCACGCGGAAATGCAGGCCGCGGCCGGCGGCGCCGCTGGTGGTCTCCATGGCGGAGAGGCCGAATCCCCCGCGGTCCTGGTAGCACTCGAACGCGCGGTTGTAGAAATTGGATGAGCCAAGCTTGGCGGTCAGGATCTCCGTGCAGCGCGAGTACCAGTTTTCCGCGGCATTGTTGCCGGCGAGGTGCGCGGGCGGGCGAAGCACGAACCAGCGCGCGCCCATGGGGGTGATGCGGGCGGCCTGGCCGGTGGCCAGGGTGTTGCATGCCCGCATGGCGGTGCCGTCGAAGTTTTCCGCGATGCGGGCGCGGTCCGCCTGGCCGCCGGTCTGGGCGTTTCTGGCGTTCTGGAGGTGGCCGCGGCGGGGAAAGCAGATGGGGGCCAGTTCGTCCCAAAGCGGTTCCTGGCGGAGGCGGATGGCCTCGAGCACAGCGCACTCGGCGATGACGCGGTCAACGGTGGATTCACTCATGGGGCGAGCGTGGATTTCAAGCCGTTGTTGGTGGCCGGCGGGGCGAGGATGGTTTTGGAGAAATTGATCTGGCCGCGGCGGCGGGTGACTTCGTCAAGCCGGGCCTGCTCGGTCTCCCGGCCGGAGACGCTCACCGGCGGAGGGGCCGGCGCCGGGGTGGGCAATTGGATGTTCTTGGGCTTGGTCATGGCGGGCGATGGATGAATAGGGGCGGATGCGCAGGCGACCGTCCCGGCGGTAATAGGACACCCACGGCAGCGGGACCGGGGCGGGCAGGTTCCGCAGGGCCGCGAGATCGCCGGCGGCGAGGAAGACGTGCCAGCAATCCGGATCCGGGTGGAATTGAAGGGGAAAAATATTTGTCTGGTCCGCCGGCGGATCGGACGCCCGGCAGGCCTTGGCGAGCAGGAACGCGGAGGGTGTGCTGTAAACGACTCCGTTCTGGAGCAGACACTCGAGCAGGGTGAGCCACGGGCATTCAGGCGGGCCGGCGGAATGGTAGGCGGCATGCGCTTGCAAGTATGGACTCATTGGATTTCAGCGGATTGTGGGTGGCATGTTGAAAGTTGAACATTGGGACGGGTCACTTAATAACTTGTTCAT